AGCTGACAATGCAGATTCAACAACTGGCGGAGGAAATCGACCGCGCCGTCAAAATCGACGTGTTTTCGGAATCCCAGCCGTCCGAGCTGATTGACAAAGTGGAATCTCTTTATGAAATCAAAGATCATTTGGTCACGCTGTCGAACGACATCGCGGCGATTAACACGGTAGCGGGGGCGGAAGCGGAGTTGCTGGCGTTGCACGGGAAGCTGGCGGAACTGGTTGCGGTGTACGGAAAGTTGCCGCAGGTTCAGACCGTATCTGACGCGGTGAACGACGTTGTTTTATGCGCGGCGGAGATAGCGGCGATTAAGGACGCGCCGAACCAAGCGGCGGCGGCGAACGCATCGGCATCGGCGGCTTTGGGCAGTCAGCAGCAGAGCGCCGCCAGTCAGACGGAAGCCAAACAATCGGAATTGAAAGCGGCGGCATACGCCGAACGGGTAAGGAGCGAAGGAATCCCCATGAGCATTATCGAGCAGAAAAGAATCAGCATTGACGCGGACGGGCGGACGGTTCGTCTGTGGTGGAAAGATCCGCGGGACACCATCATCGACGGCTACGTCATCGCGTCGTGGGACGCGACGGTCATTGTCAAGAAACAAGGCGCGTATCCCGAAGACATTGACGACGGCGTGATTGTGGCGACGGTTGCCGACCGCGACAGCCATTTGGACGACGCGCTGACGGATACGCAGGAAAACGCGGCGGCGTGGAAGTATCGGGCGTTTCCGCGCAGCGTCAACGGCGTTTATTGTTTGGACAAGCGCAACTGTTTCGGCGTGTGGGTGTACGGCTATTACATTGACGAAGCCGCACCCGTTACATCGACGCGCGTTCACAAAATCGAAGGGTGCGACAATTATTTTTACGAACGCGCCTATATGGATTTCGAGAACAACCGCTTTGAATGGGGCGATTGGCGGAACGCGCCGTTTTTGCCGCGTCCGTGCATGCTGAAACGCAACGGAGAAGTCGCGTATTACCTTGACCCGAACGATTACGGAAAAAAGGCGGACGGGACGGCGTCGGACGTTGCGAACTCCGCCTTTGACGGCAACGCGATGATGGAATGGAACACGGTCTTTATGAAGAAGTACCGCGACAGAAACCGCATCTACGTTTTCTTTTCCAACGTCAAGCAGGACAGCGGGTTCGAGTGTTTTTCGACGCTCAAATCGGACGGCACTTACGCCGAGCATTTCTACACGCCGATTTACGAGGGCAATCTGGTTGACAACGTCATGCGTTCGCTGTCGCTGAACGCCGTCGCGCAGTCCGGCACGACCGCCGACCAAGAAGCCGCGTATGCCGAAGCGAACGGCGCGGGCTGGACGACGACGGTTTGGGCGGACGAGGATTTAATCACGGCGCTGTTCGTTTTGATGTTCGAGAACACGGACAGCCAAGCGGCGCTGGGCAACGGCAACATCAACGGCGGGACAAGCGCGGCGGCGTTTCTGCCGACGGGGTCGGGCAATCAAAAGGGTATGTTTTGGGGGTCGACCGCCAACAACCAATGCGTCAAGGTTTTCGGCATGGAGAACTGGTGGGGCAACCGCTGGCGGCGACCGAACGGCGTTTTGCTGATAGAGGGCATTTACCACGTCAAGATGACGCGTTCGACGGCGGACGGTTCAACCACGACGGGCTACAACCGCACGGGAGCTGGCTACATCAACACAGGACTGACGACGGAGGGGGATTACAATGCGGCGTACATTTCGCGCGTCCACGCCGGAAAATACGGGTTCCTGGCGGCAAAGGCGGCAGGGTCTTCAACGACCTTTTACGCGGACGGTCATTGGTCGGCAAGGACGGGAACAAGAATGCTGCTTCGCGGCGGTGATTGTGATAACGGCGCGCTGTGCGGCGCGTTCGCGGTTACCGTAAACGAACTACCTGCCTATGCGGTTTGGATCTTCGGCGCTTCGCTCTCTTATAGAAACTCTTAAAGGGGGGGTACAGGGGGGAACACTACCTCCCCCCTGTTTAAAGCCGAAGGCTTTGAAAATAAATTTGATTTCGGGGTGAATTTTCTATAAAAAACTTTCGGGACCGGAAGGGCGACGTCGGAGCCGTCGGGTTTCTCTTCGCGGCGGTAATTGTAATAACGGCGCGCTGTGCGGCGCGTTCGCGTTTACCGTAAACGAACTACCTACCAATGCGAATTGGAACATCGGCGCTTCGCTCACTTAGGCAAAGAAAGAAATTCCCGCGCCGTGCGGGAATCAATGCCCGACCTTTTCCACATTCCGAAAGGAAAGAAAATTCGCCGATAAGAGCACGGACAAGTAAGCGAAAGCACAACGCCCGTGAGGTCATAAGAACATGAAGACGTAAAACAACCTATTCGACCGGATATGCGACCCCGCCAATATCGAAAAAGCGATATTGAAAGCGAGCCTTGGCAAACGGCACAAGAAAAGCGTTCAGCGCGCTTTGCGCAAGCGCAAGGAAATCGCCGCGTATTTGTCGGAACAGCTGAAAACGGGTCAATGGCGACCAATCGAGCTTCACAGCGCAAAGGTCATCAACGACGGCGTGGAGCTGAAAAAGCGGCTGATCATCTGTCCCGCGTTCGTGCGCGAACAGGTCGTTCATCACGCGATATTCAATGTGTGCGCCCCTCTTTTTCAGCGGAAATTCTACCGGTATTCCTGCGGAAGCGTTCCCGAACGGGGCGCGGAGTTCGCCAAGAAATACATCGAAAAGAAAGTCCGGCGTTCGCGGGCAAAGACAAAATACGTCTGCAAACTGGACGTCAAGAAGTATTTTCCGACAGCCCGCCCGTCCGTAATCTTTCGCGAGTTGCGGCGGACAATCCGCGACCGCCGCGTTTTGGGGCTGTTCGCCCGTATCCTGCGGGCAAACAAATGCCAAGTCCTGCCGGAAGACGCGTCAGCCGCCGCCGGAATGAGCCAAATCGGGACGCACAACGGCAAAGCGGTGTTCAAAGGCGGAATCCCCATCGGGTTTTACACGTCGCCGTGGTTTGCGAACATTCTGCTGAACGCCCTTGACCATTACGTCAAAGAGGAACTGCAAATTCCCGTCTATGTCCGCTACATGGACGACATGGTGCTTTTTTCGCCCAACAAGCGCGCTTTGAAGAAAACGGGCAATAGCATAACCGAATTTCTGAAACGCTTGTGCTTGAAGCTGAAAAACGTCCCCGCCGTGCATAAGTTCGGCGACGCTCCGCGCTGTGTGACGTTCGCGGGCTATGTGTTCCATCGGTGCAAGACGGCTTTACGTTCAAAAGCTTTCTTAAAAGCAATCCGCTGCGTGCGGCGCATAGGGAAAAAACCGGAAATCACGGGATACGACGCGACCAAAATCATGTCGTATGCCGGACGTTTCCGACAGGCAGACGCGCGGTCTGCTTTCAGGCGGTATTTTCTGACCGCCGTGTCAATCAAGGAGTGCCGCCGCGCAATCTCACTCCGAATCAAAAGAAGGAGTTATCAGTATGCCTTTGTTTAAAAAATCGGAAAGCGATTTTCGACCGCAAACGACCGAAGCCATCTGCGACGGTCGTTTTTTTGTGCGCCGAAACATCGTTCAAAAAGAACGGACGGACGCGGACGGGCAAACCGTTGTGTTTTACGCTTACGAGGAAGCCGTCATGTCGCCCGCCGAATATGCGGCGTTTATCGCCGTGTCGGAATGCGAAAGCAAGCGCGAAAGCGCGATTATCGACGAATACACTTTAACGCTGATCGAACAGGGGGTGATTTGAATGCGCACGTTTGTGGAAAGCCTGCGGCGGCTGTACGCCGACGGAAAAATCAAGGTCGAAAAGGTGAACGCTTTTCTGGCTGACGGGAAAATAACGGCGGCGGAAGCCGCTTATGTCAAAGGTGAAAACAATGACTGACATTGTCGTGCAATCGCTGGCGTGGTTCGGCGGGTTCGTGTTCTTTGTCATGCGTTTGGACAAGCGGTTGTCGGTTCTTGAAACAAAGGTCGATGACCTGCGCGAACGGCAGGAAAAGTACAATCACTTGCAGGAACGGATGACGAAAGTGGAAGACCGCAGCGCGTCCAACACGCACCGCATCGATGATTTATACAGCAAACGGAGGTGCAGATGATTTCTCAAGAGGGTGTCGATTTAATCAAAAAATGGGAGGGATTCCGACTGCTGCCCTATGCGGACGCGGGCGGAAAGGCGACCATCGGCTACGGGCATTTAATCAAGGCGGGCGAAAACTTCGACAAAGGCGTTTCGTTTTCGGAAGCCGAAATGCTGTTGCTGGACGACGTCGTCGAAGCCGAAAAAGCCGTCGTGCGTCTGCTGGACAAAGTGCCGCTGTCGGGCAGCCAATGCGACGCGCTGACCTCCCTTGTCTATAACATCGGCGTCGGGGCGTTTGAGAACTCCCAACTGTACGATTTGTTGGTAAAGCGGGACTTCGTCGCCGCCGCGGGGCAGTTCCCCCGGTGGTGCTTCGTCAACAAAAAGGGAAACGTCGGGCTGCTGAACAGGCGGCTGGACGAAATGCGGCTGTTTATGAGGGAATAACCCTTGAAAACCGAAAGGGATTGTGCTTATAATGTGTGTATCGGAAGTTTGGTGCATTTACCGATTTTCAAAGAATACCCCCGCAGTGCTTTGGTAGGTCTGCGGGGGTAAGTTTTATTTACTTGCCGTAAGCTTTCAATAAAACTGCAATCGCCAACAAAATGTAAGCGGTCGCTTCTATGAAAGAATGGTGCATTTTACCTCCTTCCAATCTGCTGTAAGGCAGACGGAGGCATATTACAGGCATATCCTTTGTTTTACAACTTGAAAGGAAATGCTTATGGAAAACATCATCAATTCAATTCTGCTGTTCGCTTTGGCGCACACGGACATCGCTTGGGTCGCCGTCGCGCTGTCGATGCTGGGAACGATTATCGCCGTGCTGACGGTCGTCAAGCCCGCCGCGTTCTGGGCGGTCAAGCTGACCAAAACCGAAAAAGACGACGCGTTCGTCAAGCGGCTGTACGACGTGATCGAGGGAACGGCGATCGACTGGAAGCCCTACGTCGCCCTGTTCCGCAGACGCAACCCCAAAGCCGCCGACGTGCTGGACAAGTTCAGGATTGCGGACAAGGACGAGTTGTCAAGCGATACTTGACAACTGACGGGAAAACGGCGGGGGGCAACCCTCGCCGCTTTTCGCGAACCTGTAAGTAATTCTTACACGTTGGAGAAAACGCCATGGAAAAAGAAATCAAATTGACCGACGCCGAACGGCAGCCGTGCGAAATCTGGACGCGCGTCATGGGGTATTTTCGTCCCGTTTCAGCCTTTAACATCGGCAAAAAATCCGAATACGCCGAACGGGTTTGCTTTTCCGAAAAGAAAGCCGTCAAACGTTTTGCTGACGTCGGCAAAACGCAAGAGGGGGCAGAATGAGCGACTTGATCTTATCCGGTCTGATCGCGCTTTTAATGGGTACGGTCGGGCTTTTATCTTATTTTCTGGGAAAAAGGACGGAAAGAAATGCAAACTTTGAGGAAAAGAAAAAAACGATGGATCAGGTTCGCCGTGTTCGCGGCACTCTTGACGATCCTGATGTTGTTGAACGGCTGCACAACCGTTTTAAGCGGTGATTTCTGCGAAATTTATCTGCCTGTTTATCTTGACTATGAAAGGGATACGGCGGATACTGTCGCGCAAGTTGATCGCAACAACATTGTGTTCTTGCGGTTTTGTGAATAATACGCCTATGACGAAGCTTGATGTCTTTAACCTTTTGAAAACAAAAGATTCGCAACACTCTACGGATCAGAAGGCTGGGGATTCGAATTCTCCTGGGCGCGCCAAATAAAACCCGCAGAATTCTGCGGGTTTTTTTCGTATCCGGCGAGAAAGGGGCGAGGAATTAGCAGTCCTCTTCGTCCCATTCTTCATAAGCGTCGGCGTCAACGGAAGCCGGTGAGCCGTCATGACCACAATCGGTTTGACGCATACTTTCCGCCATAAAGAATCCCGCCGCCAGCCCTTCGTCAAATCCCTCATCATATCGGTCGTTGCAGGATACGCTGTTTTTGTGCGGCGGATAGTACGGTTTCGGCTTTCGGGGCTTCGGGTGTAAAAACTTTGTCAGGAAAAAAGTCATGATCGCAAAAGCAACGATTGATCCGGCAATGTTGCCGTCTTTAACGCCGCAATAGAAGCTAAACCCGAAGAAAAAGATAAAAGGCACCAGGACAGCCCGATCCGAATTTTGGACTGTTTGAAGCGTTTTTATCGGCCATGTTTTTCCTTTCGCGGTCGTTTTGACGCGGTTGCGGCGGCTTAATAATATTTGAATCGGCAACGGCCTGCTGGACATTAGCGCGATTATCAACCGTTTGCGGGCGCCGACGGATCACAACTCCTGATATTTTTTGAAATTTTCCGCCTGTTCAATGACGTTTTGATACACGTCGTTCTGCGGTTCGGGCGGATAGCCGTTGTCGTCCAGCAAAACGATCAGGTCGGCTTGCAGCGCGGCGCGGATGCTGGCCTTTTTCGACCAATTCGTGTAATGCGTCTTGTCGCTGACAAGTCGCTTGATTTCTTTGGCCAAAAAGATTGTCTTGTCTTCCGGATAGGTGAAACCGTATTTGACGGCGCAAGATTTCAAAATGTCGTAAAAGGCTTTTTCCTCAAAATCAATGCCCAAAGCGGCGAACGAATTTTGCTCCGCCCGCATTTCGTAAATCAAGTCGATCATTTCATCGACGATTTCGTTCAGATCGGCTTTGTCCGTTCGGTCGTTGTATCGTTCCAAAATGCCATTCAGCTTTTGCGCGAAATCGATGGCCTTGATTTTGTTGACTTCGCGAAAAGTCGTTATC